TTTCGGCAAGATAATCAAAAAACGAAAGCATTACTTTTTCTTTCTTTTATTTCTATTGTTGATTCTCTTGCGGTCGATCATACGTTCTTTTTGTTGAAGGCGAAGGGAAAGTCTACCGACCATTGGCGCCATGCGCTTTACCATTCCTTCAATTCTTGTTTTCTCAGTAGCAGAGAGTGTAGAACGGTCACGACCACGGAGGACTCTGCTATAAACCATGTTACGAGCAGCGCGAACAGATCTTGACTTAATACGATCAGGAGTTGCGACACGCTTCAGCGCAAGGTTTCTTGCCATGTTACGACGTGATTTACTACGCATCATATTGAAACGCTTCTTCAGACGACCTTGTGGAGTAATACCCTCAGCGATATCTTCATCGGAATCTTCGTAGTTTAGATCTTCATCATCATAATAGAAAACTAGATCTTCCCACTCAGAGTTTTCGATCTGAGCAGCAACATCATTTTCTATTGCGACCATATCATATTCATCGTGGCGATCGTCGCTATTGTAGTCCGTTATATCATCGCGGACTGGTGGAGTTGGATAATTAGCAGGAGTGATAGAATCTGTGTTAGGTTTTTCCTGACTGAAGTCAGCAAATTCTTCGTGGATTGCTTTAAGGAAATCTTCATGCGACTTATGTGCACGCTTGATTAGCGATTCCTTTTCGATCGATGACTTCAGACCATGATACTTGTTCATAAACTTGTCATGGTGGTTAGGAGCAATCTCATGTTCCTTACCGTCATAGAACTTTACCTTGGCATTAATCGACTGAGACTTATGCAGTTGGTGAACCAGATTTTTTGGTTCATTAGCAGCTGCTTCTTTTGCCTTTGCCTTTTTTCTTGCAATAACTTTTTTAGCACGTGCAATATTTGCAGGGTCTGACATAGCACGTTGGATTTTTTGTCTAAATTCGTCCCTAGCAGAAACCCCCTTAGCAGAAATTTCCGTCAGAGTTTCTTCGTTAACATGACCATCGTGTTCAGAATCAAGACTTTTAAATCCTGATTTGACACCATGATGGAATCCAGTTGCCTGATACCCTTTTTTGAATTTATATGCAGCGCCTTTATCAGAAATGTAGTGTAGTTCACCACCCCATCCCTTTAGGTGCTTTTTAAACTCTGGTGAGTTGTGATCTTTACTATCGCCCTTGACATGGACAGAGTAGACCTTACCTTCGACTTCTTCTGGAAGAATGTTCGACTTAGTGACCTTTGACTTAAACATCTTATGATCAACACCGACTCTCTTAGCAGCAACCTTGTGAGCATGAGCAGTGTTCTGCGCCTTAACGTGAACCGAACCAGCAGCGACTGCTTTACCAGCATGTTGCTTAGGGAAGTCTACCTTCCACATGCCGTATGCTTCTTCAGTCTGTGATGCCTTCAGTGCTGCCGCAGTAGGTGCACCCTCGGATCCAGGTTTGCGCATACGCTCACCCGATCCTGCTTTAATGCGCTTACGCTTGGCATGAATGTTATCCCACAGTCCACGCTTTTCTTCGAGTTCTGATTCTTCCTTGACAGCATTCTGACGAAGACTCTTGTAACGACGGATAGCAGATTTACGCTCAGAAGAACCACCAGGAGTTTTTATAAGATCAGCATATGCTTTCTTGATTTCTGGATTAGTCACACCTTCATCAATTTCAACTTCTTCGTGCATCTCTGGTTTATATTTCTTTTTAAATTCAGAGAATCTGCTAGTGATGTTTTTATCAGTTGGATTGTCAGCAATATGACGACCATGCGGAGAGTCAAGGAAGTGCTTGACCATTACGTTTGGTTTCTTTGCATCAGAAAGATGTCCAGCATCACCCACTAGTTTCTTAGCATAACGATGCATGGCAGAATATCTCTTATCTTTCTCAGCATCGTCGCGTGCTTCTACAGTACCATGGTATCCGTAACCTTTGTTACCTGAGGTAACACGAGTCAGTGCTTCGTCAAGTTCTGCTGTATCACATTGACCGCAGCACTCTGGAGTTCCGCAATTGTCATGTTCGATAATCTTAGCATTCAATGGTTTGCGAGCTTCTTTCTCAGTTGCTTTCTTGTATGCCACATCCATATCTTTGTCTGAATCGCTCTCCTGTGGTTTCATACCAGGATTTGGGTGGTAACCATAGTCACCCTCTTCTGGGAATCCCTCTCTAGGATGCTTCATAGAGTCTGCTTCATCAAGACCCTTTTTGCGTCTTAGAGCGGCAGTGAAGTGATCTGGTGTTCCAGTATCTGGATCCATCTTTAGTTTCGCACCTGCCTTCTTTGCAACTGCTGCATTCTTATTGACTGCTTCCTTAACAGCATTCATCGCCTTGCGTGCAAGGTGCTTGGCAACGTTCTTAATCTCGTTGCCATACTTATCCTTACGCTTCTCGCCTGATCGACGAGTCGGGTTTTTAGGATCTTCTTGCCATGGTGGTGAATCATTTTTCATGTTTAGGTTACTCTCCAGTCGTTTGCTATATTTATAATAATTACTGCTTGTATTTGAAATCGCACATCAAACGAGTAGGATATCCATCAGTACCTTGAGAGTCTCGGATGTTCAATTTAAATTCATACTTAGGACTGTCAATTACAATATCAATGCGCTTACCATTACCACCTTTACCACCATAGTAGATAGTTTCTGATGTGACTGCTGCTGCTTGGCGCATATAAGTTTGATCGACTTTGTATGATTTTATTTTTCCAGGGAATTTATGGATGACATGATAGTTATACCCAATCCCCGACTCTAACAGAGTCTTCAATCCCGTAAGATTAGGAATTACTCGAGCAGTTTCGCCCTTACCAGTACCATTAAAGATATCGCAGAATTTTTTGTGGTCAATCTTAAATAGATCTAACAGTGCCTGCCCGTCTGTATTAGAGATAGAACCTGATTGGATTTCTTTTTTAGTCAGAATAGTTTTAACGCCAACGTTAAAGAACGTAACAGTACTCTCGAACTTCAGACTGAGAAATAGAGTCTGTTCAATTTTGTTCTTATTCTTCCACTTGACAGTAACATCAGTAACTGCTTTACCAATATCGTTACCAGTTCCATTAACATTGGTCAGTTTAATTCCACCAGTAAATGATAGAGGTCGTCTAGTATTAAGTCCACCAACTGCCTCGACAGAGAAATCTTTAAACTCACCTTCACCAATACCGTAAGTTTTATCTAGACCTTCGATAGTTTCTAGCACCATTCGATCCATACCAGTAGTTTCACCTGCTCGCCAGTCTTTAAGTGCTTGAGTGAATTGCTCTTCAAAGGCATTACCACGGTTGGCAGCGCCTCTGTTACCAGAAGAACCATCGCCGAACTTTACTTTAAATGGTTGAGCGACTCCAGATTGAGTCAGGATTTGTTGTTCGGTAAGAGAACCTTTGATCGCACGAACGATATTGATAGGGGAATTTTCGCCCAAGTTCTTGTCAATATTTATCGGAGTATCGATTGTCGAATATTTTCCACGCAGGTATTTGAAAACTGCCTTGCAATTGTCGCGATACTTTTGCGTCTTTGTTTTTAAGGTGCTGTCTATCTCTTGCTCAGAGGTAGGAAAAAAATCATACGCCATTATTTCTTTTTCTTTTCTTTCGCCATGGCGTCAACTGCTTCCTTGTTCTCGTTTATCCAGCGTTGGAGTTCAGTTAGTTGGACTGCGTTGGACTGGCAGATGGCGTAGTTGCGGATGATTCCGATGAGGGCATCAGTGTCTTTAATTCCTGAGGGGGACGCATCAGAACTTCTGGTGGCGTCGGCATCACTGGCACTGGCACTAATGTCGTGCGTGAACACCCAACCGTTAGACATAACAGACTGACTAGGAACACTGTCTTTAGCGGCATCAACATAAACATATTCTTTCTCTCTAATTGTGTTTGTTCTATCAACATATTCAGTAACTACATTGTTACTTATTTCAGCATTCTTTTTCTCAAGTTCGGCAACTTGTGTGCTTGCCTTAGCAGCAAATCTTTGAAGTTCTGCATCAGCATAAGCAGATCCCTTCATGTATCCATAAACAAAAACACCAAGTATCAAGGCAACACCTGCCAGTAACTTATATGGTAACGGGATCATACCAAACATATTTAATTCCTTATTCTTCTTCTGACTTCTTAGTTGGTTTCTTGGGCGCAAACTTCTCCACACCTGTAATACCAAGAGTGCCGATGACAATATACATTACACCATTAAAGATAAACTCTTCAATTGTGAAGTCCCAGAATAGATTTGCGATATAACCGATGGCAACAAGAATAGTAGCAACAACTGCAATCATACGTTTAGTCGATGGATTGCCATTGTCTGACATCATATCTATTAGAAATTTACCCATCTTACAGTCCTAGAAATGTTTTGAATGATAGCGACTCGTTGATACCCATACCATGGCGAACGTCTTTATAGAGTTCGTGCTTATGCTTTGTTGACATGGCACTTGGTGCCATCTTATGAAATTCTTTTTCATTACCAACAGAGGCATGATGACGCATCTTGGTAGCAGATGCACCACCGACTCCAGTGTCTGCATCAGAACGTTCTCCACCTACCTTATGGATCTTGATACCCTTGAAGTTGAAGTGACCATGTTTACCTTCAACACCATTATATTTATGAATCAGCGTATGGAATTCGTGTGCACGATCGGAACCCACGTGCAAGTGAAGGTGGGTCACACCTGACTTATGCAGATTCGAAAGATGGTGAAGCATCGTTGGTGACTCTTTGGTAGCAAGTTTAACATTTGCTCCTGGAAATGCACGCTTGGCATGCTTTAACTTTTGTTCAGGTGTCAGAGGATTCTTTTTAGAATCGTGACTACCAGTGAGAATGATAGTATGTCCATGCTCACCTGCTGTCTTACGAACCTGATTGACAACTGCTTCGTGACCAACAGTAGGAGGATTCATACGACCCTGTGTTATATGGTGATGGACTTCACTCATTTCTTACCTTTACCTGCTCTTAGGATTGCGCTGCGTTCACGATTCGCCTTAGAGAATCCTTCGCGGTCAACAACCTTTAGTCCGTTTGCAACATAACCTTCACCACCTGCTGCCTTGCCATTAATCTTTGTGTGGAATCCACCGCCACCAGAAGAATCAAGACCACGTGCTAGATGATTGGTTGCTTGTTGAAGATGATGATGGATCTCAAATGACTTAGCGAAGTGTTCTTTGTTCTTTGTAACATGCGAGAGGTCAGCATGCATTGTTGCAGTCTTACGCTCTTTAGCAGCAGCAGTTTTAACTGCGTCAATCTTCTTTTGGTGGACTGCTTGAAGATGCTTCTTGTATCCAGCAACTGATGGAGTTTCCTCACTTGTAACTGTCTTATTGATATAAGAACGAGCAGTAATCTCATGACCGTCGAGGTGATGGTAGGAGTGATCCTTCATCAATTTTTCTGCTTGCGTTAAGTGATGATCAGCAGATGCCTTAACTTCGCTTGACAAGTTGCGCTCATGTGGTGCTACCAAGTGCTGAACCATATGAACATCTGGGTGCGAACCGAAGTGCGAGGTATCAGTAATAGGATGTGCAGTCTTGTGTTCGCCCTTCAGTTCTGTATGAACCGTGGCACTTACTTTCGACTTGTGGAGTTTCTGCCCCTCTTCACTACTAACAGGAGTATGATACTGAATGGTATTAGGAGTGTGGGAGATATGCCCATCTTTGGTTTCGCGAGTATGCGGTTCGCTCATATATCCACCCTGATATTCACCAGCGTGTTTTGGCAGAACTTTACCTAGATGTTTATGGAGCGCCTTCAACGGACCAACAAGATATGGTTTGTGACCATGTTGTCTATCAATATCTGATGCGGAGAAATTATAGTGTGCTCCTGGACCCTTATACTTTACGCCGACCTTACCTTCTGGGGTGCGGATGGCGTGGAACGACATCTTGTCGTCAATCTTACGGGTGAGAGGAGTTTTGCCTGATGCGACACCTTTAAGTGTCTTCAGAGCATGATGTGCTGCATCGGCATTATCGAATGACCTATCCGACGGGTGTTCAATATGTTGAATCCCAGCAGCAGGTTTTTTTTCTTCAGAGAGATATTGGGTAAATGATAACATGGTGTTCCCGTTCAATTGTATCTCTCATATTTATAATAAAAATGCCTTACAATTACTCCGACTTGTATTATATTTTCTCGCTAAGAGAATGTGATTACTACGAGTAGACCGTTGGTAATTGTTTGGCATCACCATAGTATTTATTAAAACACTTTTTTCCAAGGGAAGTTAATCCGTTTATCATGGTGTATAACTTTATCTCTATAGAAGTTTGGAGTAATCATCAACATTTTTTCGTTGTCGTAAATTGGTGCAGATAATGTATTATCAAAATATACTCGACGCCCTGCTCGCATACACTGAATGGTAATATCAGTCAATTCTTCCCGAGGGAATTTTGAATCCATCATGTCAAGATATTCTCTGTCTCCATAATGATGTGGAACAAATGACTCGTCATACCCACCACCTGCGTGAAACATTTCTTTACTGCACATAAATGAATTTAATGATGGGAATGTAATATCATTATGCCTCGTGATAAAACTATACCACTTTTCCATAGACAAATTCATTGTTTGAAGTTTAATTAAGTCTTCAGATGTAATGGCATGATCTATATCTAAGAAAATTATCCAATCAGTTTCAGCAACTGATGCGCCAAGATTGCGGCAACCATGACTGTTGAACCCTATATCTTCTTCAACAACAAGAAATGAAACGTTAAGATTGTCATTGAATTTAGCAGCAGTAATAATATCGGAAGCAGGATATTTGTTAGAACCATCATCAATCAGAATAATTGAAACTGGAGTTGTAAATGTATTCCAGTGTTCTATTGCCTGTTTTAAAAATTCTACATCATTATAATATGTATGCACTATTGTGATTGCGTTCATAAAACCCTCTCCCAATCAAAATTTATACGTTGTTCGATCGGTGTAATATTAGTTGGATCAAATTTTCTGGTATAGAATATCATCTTCTCGTCATCATATACTGGAATAGCAGCATCGTCAACAATAACTGCCTTTCTTCCACCACGACGACAAGTTAGATTCAACCACTCTAGATTTTTGGTATCATAACTAGATGAAAGTCTACTCAGAAATTCTCTATCTCCAGTATGAAATGGAACAAATGATTCATCGTATCCACCAGATTCAAGATAAAGTTTTTTTGGTATGATAAACTGATTCAGCGCCACATAAGGATCTCCATGACCGTTAAACTTTGCATTCATTTCATACCAAGTATTCTCGGCGAGGGATTCTCGTTGTAACTTTATTAAATGAGAGGGTTGTATCGTATAATCAATATCCAAGAATACCAACCATTCAGTATTTGCTAATCGTGCACCAAGATTGCGACAACCATGACTATTAAATCCGATATCTTCTGTTACTTTATACAGAGAGAAATCTATGTTCTCTGAAAATGAAACACCCCGCAAGACTTCCTCGGCAGGAACCTCTTGGGATCCATCGTCGATTAGGATAATCTTGATCGGGGTGTTGTATACGTTCCACCTCTCGAGTTGTGTCTCGAGAAGCGAACGTTCGTTATAATAAGTATGGATTACTGTAAATTGATTCATCCAACAATCTGTTGAAGTTCTTCTGTTGCATCAATTTCAGTTAGGTCGATTGCAGGAAATTCAATCTGCTCAGTCAGACTATACTGCAGATACTCATTATGAGTAACATTCTGGTCAAGATACAATTGCCAACCAGAAAGAGTTTCGTGGAATTGCTTGGTGTGAGTTTCGATCAGATGACGTTTTGCTTCACATGCCTTACCAATTTGTTCAAGGGTTGGTTCGACGTCGAATCGAGCAATGATATATTCTTTGGCACCAATAGTTTTCCAAAGTGGCATGTCATCAGTTGCAGAGTTTGCCCATAGTGCAGTTGTTGCAACCAACTTGAGATTCAGTTCTTCATTTGTTTGTTCAGTCATTTATTCATTCCCTAGTTAAAAATGGTGATGCCAGTAGGATTCGAACCTACGACCTAGAGCTTAGAAGGCTCTTGCTCTATCCAGCTGAGCTATGGCACCAATGTCAATTATTGTTATACTATATCTATTGTAAAAAGTCAAGTGTTTTTTATCGAACATCTAATCTTTCTGGATATTCAAACCATCCAGTAGCGATATACTTATTCCCGACAAGATCGGGTGCAGCACGATGAACATGGGTATATGCTGCAGGCCAAATAAGCAAAGTTCCTGCTTCTGGTTTTACTGCCAGATCTTGGAATTTAAACTCTGTCTTACCACCTTCTTCTACAGTGTTCAGATACAACATCCAAACACCAAACCTGCCTCGATTATTTTTTCCAGATCCTTGTTCAGTATGCCATTGGTGGAATCCACCACCAGTTTCTGATTTCTGGAATTTCCAACCTGGAGTAAACAGTTCTAAGAATGCTCGACTAGCAGCACCATATTGTTTGTTATATTTTCTCCAACCTGCATGTACTGCATCGACAACAGATTCTTCAAAAAACTTTAATGACCCATATCTACCAGTAAAGATATTCCAGTCTGTTCTGTTTGCATCATCCGATAGAATACAGGCAGTTCCTGGATCTGGACGTGAGATAATAACGTCCATGGCATCGCAAATCTGTTTACATTTTTCTGCACTTAGTGCATTGGGGTATGATTCTATAAAATTCATTAGAAATTAAACTTCGAAAAGTCCCTCTGTTGACGTTGACCGATTGTAGTTTTCTCGAACACTGGCAGATCGTCTTGACCTGAATCCATAATTCCCTTTTGGGCAGATTCTTCTAGGTCATACAAACGCATCTTACCACGATCGATACCAACCATGAACCTCTTATTTATTCCTGGATCATTGTAGCGATTTTTCAACTGCTTGACCATCAGTTGTCCCATCTTCTCAAGTTCTTCTGTCGAGATTAGGGCAAACATCAAGTCGGCAGTTGCTGGCAAACCAAATGATTCCGAGGTATCAGTCAGTTCAACGTCACTGTTCGCATATCCACCACGAGTAGTTTGGGTGGCAGAAACAACAGGTAAATCAAACTCAACTGCGAAACCACGAAGTTCTTCGGCGATTGCCTTCACATATGTATAAGAGTTTACACCTGCTCCTGGTTTGAATCTACTCGAGGCACAGATGTTAAGATAATCGACAAACACAATATCAGGAGCAAAGTTTCGCTTCAACATCAATTCGTTTAGCAGCGCCTTGAAATGACCAACGTGTGCAGATGCAGTTGGATATTCTTTGATGATCAACTTACCCTCAGTCTTGTTTCGAATTTTGTCAATTCGAGTATCAAACATGGAACGGGAAAGGTCTTTCAACTCACCAATGTTTACATTCATCATGTTCGCATCGATACGCTCGGCAATCTTCTCTTCACTCATTTCCATGGTAATGTAGAGAACATTCTTACCCTGCGCCAATGCTCCTGATGCCATGTGACACATGAACAAAGACTTACCCACACCAGTACCAGCAAGTGCAATATTCAGAGTCTTGTTTGGTAGACCACCACCTGTAATCTTGTTGAACATTTCAAGATCGAATGGCATCTTATTCTCAACACGGTGATAGAAGTCAAACCGCGACTCAGAATTATCTAGATAATCATGACCGACATTATTATCAAAGCAAATTCCCAATGCTTCCTGTAAGATGGAAGGGATACCATCCTGAGAATGCTCCTTGTCTCCACCATCGATAATCTGAATCGACTTCATGATTGCATTATAGACTGCCTTGTCTTTACAAAACTTCTCAGTCTCTTCAAGCAACCACTTCTCATTCACATCAAGAGAATCATCAAGATGTGTCAGTTTCTCATTGATGTTTTTAAATTCATTTTCGTTGATACCACGGTCATTCTGCACTACGATTTCAATTGCTTCGACTGTCGGAAGTGAATTATACTTCTCGATAAACTCTCTAGCATAATTGAAAATCTTGCGCTCGGAAGTATCATGGAAATATTCTGGTGTTATGAATGGAATTACCTTGCGAGCATAGTCTTCATCAGAAAACAACTTACTAAGGATGATTGTTTCAATTTTTTGCATATTCAATTTACTTTCTTCGCATTTATTTCTTCGCGTGACAATTGTCGATGTGGTATATTGATTACAGGCAGCGCATCACCAAACCCCTTACAGAATCTACAGGCATTTATGTTAATTTTTTCACTGTTAATTGCCTCGGTATACTTCTCAGTAAACTGCTCGTCGATTGATATACCATCTAGTTCTTTCAGATCATATGGTAACGGAACACCGATTGCTTTATAATATCCTGGTCGATGAATACTTACTGCACACCGATAGTATTTTCCACCAAAGAACGTGGAATAATAGGTTTTTCCGGAACAAGAAGTATATACTGCTTGTGCGGTGTCTTCGTCTAGTTCTTCGAATTGATCTAGTACACGAAATTGCTCGCCTATTACGAGATCTACATTTTGTCGATCTATTACAACTTGGTCTTTTTTCCAAGCACTCATACTTTTTGGATGGTTAATAACGTTGTTAAAGTTCCATCGTTTTCCTCGCTCGTCTAAATAGTTAAGAATTTTGTCATAGTTTATGTTCACATTTTCATATTTACTAATGCTAACAATATCACAATTATCATAAAACTCATCTGACAAAGACAATAGGTTTATTCCATTGGTTACGATGGCAGTAACATCACAAAAATTACTCTGCTTTGCATATTTCAAATATTCTGTAATATCTGGATTAAGTGTTGGTTCGCCACCAATAAAACGCAAAACACCAACATGCATGTACTGCGAAAGATTGTCCATATCTCGTTTAAAACTTTCAAGATCAAAAGATTCTTCGTCGCGGTATGGCGATCCAGTACTGCAGTTCGCACATTTTAAATTACAATGAAAACTTATATAGTATTCAATAGATGGAAGATTAATCATACACTTTAATCTTCTTCTGCAACTTTTAAATTCTCTATCTCATCATATTCATTTGCAATTCTAATGCAACATGGTTCACAAACAAACATCTCATACTCGAGACCCTCTTCAATACCATGAAGGCACATGGCAGGGTCATTCTTTTTCAGAACGACCCCACATTGATTACATATCTTGATTTTCGTAGTCTTCTGAAATATCTTCGTCAGAAATGTCCACATTTTCATTCTCCATCATTTGTCCACCTGCCATGCGATAGCGACCTTCAATCCACTCGCCGAACGTTGGATCAGTCAGAACTGGCATCCAGAATTCTTTGTTGTAAGTATCATTCAAGCGATACTTCTTTTCTTCGCCAACTCGCTGATACCAACCGTTGTTCGGTTTAACCACGTGTCCTGACTCGAGCGCCATGTCTAGTAGACCAGACCATTTACTGATGCCACCTTCGAAGGTAACTTCAATAGGAATCTTGGACTTCTCACGAACATAACGAGACTTCTCGACGTTAATGATAAAGTTATAACCAACTACCTCGGTACCAGTCTTTTCCTGCTGACGACCAATGATAAAGATGTTATCGGCAGAGTAATAGATGCCAGTACCACCAGAGACGATTGCCTTGGGGAACATACCAATTTCCATATAAGTGTGATTGACCACGACCATAGGAATATCCTTGATGGTAAGGTG